CCGGCGGCGGCGTAAGCCTGGAGCGAGACCTTGACGGCGCCGTCCTCGTGCAGGGCCTCGTGATAGTGGTGCAGGAGTTTCTTCATGCGGCCGGAGGCGATGGCGGTCTTGTTGGACGTGATGTCACCGGTCAGGATTCGCTCATTGATTTCATATACCTCGGAGAGCAATGCGACCATGCCGTCGAGGTGGCGGAAACTACTCATGGGGGTGAGCGTCGGGGGTGATGACGCGGCCTAGCATGATTGCGGCGTCGATGTCGGCGATCTGCTTGCGCAGCTTGTCATTCTCCTCGAGGACGCGGAGCCATCGGGCGTGGTCGGTCTCGGCCTCGATGCGCCAATAGTTCACGTTGCCGGCGAGACGCTCGGCCTCGGTGCGGAGGTTTGCGATCTCCTCGGACTGGTCGGAGATGATATGCGTCTGCATGGTCACGGCTTGGTCAAGGCGGTCAGCCATGGCCTTGAGGGCCGTGGCGTTCTTGTGCAGCTGGCGGGCCATGCTCCAGGGGAAGAGCCACCAGAGGCGGGGGAGGGAGTCGGGTTTGATGATGTGCATTGGTTTGTAGGGGCGGTGGGATGGGTCAGGCATGGGTGGAGATGGTGGCGTTCACGGCGGCGATGCGTTCGCCAATCCAGCGCATGACCGGCACGGCCATTGAGTTGCCGCAAGCCTTGTAGCGAGGGCCGTCTGGACATTCCTCCTCTGGCTTGCCCTTCCAGCTGATGCGAGACCAGTTGTCGGGGAAGCCTTGCAGGCGTTCGCACTCGACGGGGGTGAGGCGACGGACGGCCATAGTTGTGAGGACGCCGTGCTGGCTTCCGCCCTTCTTTAGGGTGAAGGAAGGATCGCCAGGTTCAAAGTTCTGCATAGAGTGATTCTCTCCGCATTCACCGAGGCGCGACAGGAGGTTCATGCCGTCGAGAGGTACGACCGGATAGGCGACGTGCGGAGACTGGTCGCCGCTGTCCTTGGTCAAGGTCGGGAAGGTTTCAGCAGACGGATCTGCTCCGGCCTTTCTGGCTAGGTTACCTGGCTGGAATGAGATGGCATGTACGGCGAGAGGGTCGGTGTCGCCAAGGTCGAAGTTGTTGAGCGTGTTGCTGGCTTCGGCTTCCACCCAAGTCTCGTTATCGGTAGACGAGCAAGCCCGCTTGGACTTGCGGAAGGCGATGGCAGGAAGAGGATGACCTCCTCCAGTCGGGCTTCCCTTAAGGAGAGGGCCGGTAACATCGTTAGGGCCGTGCGCGTTGTGTTCGTAGTCTATGCCTCCGATGAGGCCGCCTGCCTCAACGCTTGTTCCAGCATCGGCGGCAACGCCTTTCCTCTTTTTGTTGCCCGTCTCAAGATACCCGCGCAAGCCTTCGCGGAGAGATAGAACCTCGGCGGCAGCTCGCCAGTCTCCAAGACACGCGACAACGAAGACTCGACGACGACGCTGGGGAACTCCGAAGTGTTGAGCGTCCAGCACTCGGTAGGCGAACCCATACCCGAGTTCGACCAACGCCCCGAGGAAGGAACCAAAGTCCCGCCCTCCTCCCGAAGACAAGACACCGGGGACATTTTCCCAGACGATCCAGCGGGGCTTGAGCTTGTCAGCCAGCCCAAGAAAGGTGAGAGCGAGGTTGCCCCTGGGGTCGGCAAGTCCTTTTCGGAGACCGGCGACGGAGAAGGATTGGCAAGGAGTTCCTCCGACCAGAAGGTCGATTGCTCCGGGTTCGAGGGGCCATGATTGGTATTCGGTGAGTGAGCCATAGTTAGGGATGTTAGGGAATCGGTGTTTGAGGATAGCGCAGGGGAAGGGTTCGATTTCAGAGAAGCCGACGGGAGTCCAGCCAAGCGGATGCCAGGCGACGGATGCTGCCTCCATGCCGGAGCATACGGAGAGGTATTTCATTTCGTGCGCTTGGCGTACGGGCCGCGGCGGTTGAGGTTCGACCAGGGGATGCCGGCGAGCGCGATCCAAGAGCGGACGGCGCCGACGGAGACGCCGAGGGCCTCGGCCGCATCGGCCTGAGACTTGCCGGCCGTGTTAAGAGCGTTCAACTGCGGGAGCACGCCGGCCAGACGGCGGGCGGCGTGGGGGAGCACCGGGCGGGACAGCCGGAGGGGGCGGTCGCCGACGGTGATGTGGTCGATGGGGGACTGGTTCATGGTGTGGGTGGAAATTAGCGGGAAGAGCCGACGATTTTATTAAACGCCCGGTCAATCTCCTTGGGGTTATTAAATAGCCACCTAGAAACACTAGGCGGCAGATTGAGGGCTTCGCAGACGAAGAGGTAGCGGTCAACGAACGCATTCAAATTGTCCGCATGTTTGAGGATGGCCTTATCTTCTTTAGATAAGGGTTTAACCTTGGGTTTGCTCATGGTGTGTGGAGATTAGCGGTGGCTGCGGACGGCCTTGGTCTTGACCGGCTCGGGGCCGTTGATGGCCCGGGCCAGTTCGGGGCCGTAGAAGGTGACGACGGCCAGCCATCCGAAGATGACGAGGGCGGCGAGGGTGATGAGGGCTTTCATGGGTGTATTTGCGTGGGTGAAGATTAGGCGAGGCAGATGCCGTAAGCGTTAAGCACCTCGGTGACGTGCTCGGGATGGCCTTCGGCCTTCCAGGCGTTCCAGAGGTTCTTCGCGGCGATCTTAAAAGCCTTGTTGGCAGCGAGGCGGACAATCTTGTCGGACGAGGTGCGGCCAGTGGAGGCGTTGCGGAGGGCGATGAGGGCTTCGGCGGTGTTCATGGTTTTGGTGGTGCCCGAACACTCTCTCACGGCTAATTCATTCCGTCAACATCCTTTAATCAAAAGTTTCAACAGGGGTAAACGGGCACAAACAGAGCCCACCGTGGTGCGATCCTTGCGGAGTCGTCGGGGGTACGGTTAAAGGACGACTCCCCCGTGCCTTTCGGTAGAGGGGGGAGCCATTATAGGTTCCAATGTGCCACCTTGAGCCGCCCTGTCAAGGGGCAATAGACCCCTCTGGCTTGCCCTAGGAGGCGTTTTGACGGCGGGAGCGTAAGAAGACCGCCACCCCTACCCCTAAGCACCCCACCGCCAAGGCCCAGCCAAGGTCGCGGACGGACTTCAGGGCTAGGGTCGCCGTGCTCATGTTGCGCTCGAGGTCGGCCGAGTCGGACTTCAGGCCCGCGTCCGTCACGATCATGACCAGGGCGTCGGTCGATTGCAACTGGTCGAGGACATACCCGGCGATGTAGGCCGACGACAGGGCGGACAGGCCCGCGAAGCCCGTCAGCAGGACGACGGCCATCAGAAGGTTACCGCTTCCGCTTTCCTTTGCCTGGGGCTTTTGCTTTGCCATTGGTTTTCTTGCCGGCGATCTCGCCGACTTCTTTTTCGGCTCGGGCTTTGAAGGCCTTGAGAAGGTAGTCCAAGGCCTCGGGGGCGCAGTAACCGATGGCACCGATGGCGCCCATGCGAAGGCCGGGGCTCTGGATATGTTCGGCGATGGCGTAGCCGGCGACGCAGGACGTGATGCCCGCGGCGAGGACGCGCCTGATTACCCAACCAGGGGAGACGGGAGTGGTACTGAGCAGGAGCCTGGCGCACATGGCCATGCCCCCTAGGACGGCCGCCACAACGCCGTCTTTCACTTCGGTCGGCAGCTCTTCGGGATTGATGGGCGAGGCGCTCACGAGATGCGGGGCGGCTTGGCGTTAGGTTCGAGCAGGACGCGGCGGTAGTTCTGAGACCATAGCACGGCGCAGATCATCTTGCCCGTGCGGTCGACCTCAGGCTCTGACATACCTGGATGGGCGAGGTGGGTGACCTCGTGAATTAGAACTTCAAGGGAACGCCGTGCGCCGAGCCTTGGATCTATCTCCAGCTTGTTCTCGCCGATGAAGGCCTGTCCCCAGGCACGCTCACGGCCTAAGCGTCGGCTGACGACTTTGACCTTATTCTTGCGGCGGCTCATCGGTGGGAGAGGGCTTGTTGACCGAGTCGCGAACCTTGTCGGCCAGCCACCAGAGGCCGAGTCCGCAGGAGATGACGATGGTCGCACCGGCGGCATACTCGAACCAGGGCGAGTCGATGATGAAGGGGACGGAACCGCAGAAGGCTCCGCACAAGAGCAGGGGCAGACCGATGCGGGGGCCCATGAAGGCGGTGGTCAGCGCACCGATGACGGCGAGGCCAGCACCGACGAGCGTCCATGTCTGGGCGGAGGCGTCCTTCTTCACGCGCTCGACCTCCTTCTGAAGCTCGACGATGCGGGCGTCCTTCAGCTGCGAGACGCGGGCGGCTTCCTTCTGGTCGGCCTCGAGTTTCTCCCAAGCCTTATTGACGGCGGTGGCGAGTTTGCGTCCGAACTCCATCTGCTTGGCGT